CTGCTATTGCATCTAGTAAGCCCTTGCCTATTGCCTCTTTAGATTCATCTACGGCTACAGTTAATTTAGCCATACTGCCTGCATAGCCTTCTACAGCTGCTGCGGCTTGACCTGCAAAGTTAACGTTAAGTGTGCGCTGTACTTCTAAGAATGATGCTGACTTTAATTGTGCTTTGCTTAGTCCTACGCCTAACCTACCTAATGCTGCGTTATCGCCTAGATAAGCCTTAGACAAGCTAGTAGATACAGCTGTTAGATCCTTGCCAGTGCCTGCTGATACGTTTAGTGCAGTCTCAAATAAACTCTGTGCCTGAGCAACATCTTTAGTTACTATCAATAGACGCTGGAAGCCCGGAATTAAACTTTCATCTACTATGCCAAACTGCAAAGATAGATTCTTTAAGTAATCTTCTATGCCTGGCTGCTCAAACTCTAAGCCTAAGTTGCTTACTGTCGTGCGTAGTTTAGCGGCTGCCTTCTCTGACTCTATAAATGCGTTGACTGCATTCTTTGCAAAGTTTGCTACAGCTAAAGTACCAAATACTTTGGCAAAGGTTTTGCCTAGGCTTTGTACATTCTTGTCAAAGGCTGATATCTCTTTCTTGCCTTTTTTTAATCCTTTGTTATCAAAGGTGCTGACTGCACTGACAATTAAATTAGGCATACATTACCTTTCTAATCTCTGTATCTTTAATAAACTTAGTTGCTACTGTGTCAATAGCATTGACTACTCTCGGAATAACTATATCTTTAGTCTCATCCCATGCACGATAGATCACACGGCCTCGCTGTTTGCCTTGACCCTTCATGCTAGAAAGCATCTCTGCAGCTGCATTAAATTGCACAGGTGCATTAGGGTTTAATGATTTATTACCTCTAGGTCTACCTATACGGCCTGCAGTCTCAAAGATTGCGCCTGATCTAGAATTGTTATAGACATAGAATGCAGCCTTAAATCCTTTGTCGTTTCTTTTATTTTGTCCTGCAGAATATGCCACCATGCTTTTTGCGTATTCGTAGTCATAAGGTGGAAATAATCTATTAGGATCTTTAACAGTTTCCATTGAGCCAGTGCCTTTACCCCAGCCGCTCAACACTTCATTTTGTGCTGGTAAATAACTTTGTGCACGATCTCGGACAATTAACATAGCCTGTTTGATATTCTTTGACATCTCTTTGTTCAGGTCTTTGTCTACATCTTTCATAGCCTTTTGGAGTTGTTTAACGCCTGTTACGACTACGGGCATTTTTAATCTCCTTTGCTCTATCGCTAAGCACCTGCACTATTGCCTTTAGCATTTCAGAATCCATGTTAATGAACTCACTAGGCGCAATACCAGTCTCTACACTCAAAGCAGCCACTGTATAGAGAATGGAGTCACGCGGTACTATTTTTTTTCTTCGTCTAATACCTCAACAGTTTCTAGGCTGTCAATAAACTCAATACCAAATATAGGTACAGTTACGTTAGCCCTACGTAAACACTCGTGCGCTAAGAAGTAAATCTCAGTCTGCCGTTCGTGATCACGTAGGACTTTACTAATGCCTGCGCCATACTTTAACTCGAAAGCGTACTCGACACCTGGCGTAATCTTGTGTTCAGATACTTCGCCATTAGCCCTTGTTATCTTTAGCTTTGCCATTATTTCTCCTTATGGTGTGGTATCTACTACGATAACACTTTGGCAGGTAAATGTAATTGACTGGCTTGATATATCGCCTACTGCGCCGTTTACATCCTGTGTGTTATTTACAAGCACTGTTGTTTGAAACTCTGGGTTAGTTGAGCTAATTGCAGCAGAAGTCTGCTTAATTGTTAGTGGCACTGTTGTACCCCATGCAGCTTGCAGCGTTGCGTTAACGTTGCTTGCAACTGTGTCATTTAAGAAGTCAAGTGTAATAGTGCTAGCCTCTAGGCCCTTTGCAAACTTATGAGCTGTATCGCCCATAGCTGTTACTTCTAATTCATCAAATGAACGGTTAATTGTTACGGCTGTTACGTGATTGCTTAGATCCACGCTGTTCAGAGTAACAACAACGCCATTGCTTAAATAGATTGCCATTATTCGTTGTCCTCATCTTTTCTAGCCGCTGGTTTTTTAACCGCTGCTGGCTTGTCGGTAATCTGGCCTATCTTGACCAGAAAGTCATATTCTTCTTCTGTAAATCCTTTATAGCTCATGTTAACTCCACTCAGTTAGGATTGATACTGTTATCTCAGATACTAGCAAGTCACCACTAGCTGCGTTGACTATAGCAGGTGCTGAAATAGTAGATATGTTTAGTGTAAGACTTGATGCCGCTAGTTTAGTTACTACTGCTAATATAAAGTTTTCCATGCCTGCTAAGTTGCCTTGGTTGTCAAATGCTGGTGTAGTCATAAGAATCTTAAAATTTGCTAATGGTGCAATAGTTATGTAGTCGTTATTGCTAGGTGTTAAGTAAGGATCACCAGGTGTAACTACTACGCTGTTAGCCAGTAGTGTTGCCGGTGGAAATGAAAAGGTTGACCACACGCCTGCGTTCGCTAAATCTGTTGCAAGTGTGCTGCGTAGTGTGGTGATTGCAGCTGGCATTAGCCGACCAGTGAGTTAGGACTAGAATACGGTTGGATGAGACCACGCACTCTGTTAATCAGCTGATAACCCATCCGATATGGGCTTGCAGTGATCCCATCCATACCTACCCCACCAGTCTGGCTAACTTGACGGCTTTGCCAGATGTCAACAGCTACGATCATCGCAGCCTCTCGTATGGCAGGGGTCGCAGTGTAAGCCTGTGATTTATGCTCTGGGCCAAGGGCTCTGCCGTATGGTTTAATAAAATGAAATGGATCATTGCTAGCTGTCTTTGCGTATTGAATAATGCTGTAACCTGTAGGGTAATTGCTAAATTGTAATTGTGTAAATAATGCTGTGCCAATAGTTGCAGGCACTGTTGAGCCAGGGAATGCGCCAGTTAATGTGTATGTGCCATTGTATGTGCTGCCGCAATTGCTTACTGTTATTTGTTGGCCAACCACAAATATGCCAGGATTGGCAAGCACTAAAGATGCAGTGTTGTTGCTAATTGATGAGCCGATTACTGGTGCATCGTTATGCCATAAGTAAGGTGCTATTAAATCTTCTGCCGCTTGGCAGCACTCTTCCACTGTAGCACTGCTGTATAAAGTGCCAATACCTAAGTTACTTCGTAACTCGGCTTCTGTAACCATTACGGCTGCCATAGTGTCCTCTCTTAAAAAGCTCCTCTAGGGCTAGGGCTACTAAACCCTAGAGGATTATTAAATTAACTAACTTATTAGGTTAGGTTAAATCGGCGAACTCCACCAGCTACTAATACTTTAGTTGCTAGGTAGCCGTAAATCATTGTTTCAATTTCACCAGATGTAACTACGTTTGTGCTTAGGCGTAGAATTGGTGATTCGTAAACTACGACTGATGACGGCACAATAATAAATGCTGATTCGTCAATAGTTGTGCTTACTACGTTTGCATCTACATAGAAATCCAAACCAAGTACGTTGCCACGTAGTGAACGTGGATTAACTTGTCCAGCTGCGTTCATTGGTTGAATTGCATTGTAAATAGGGCGATCAGAACTGTCTTTAGCACCTAACAATAAAGACCATTGTGATGTACCACCGACATAAGCTGTTGGTAATTCACCTGTTGCCAAATACGCTGCTGGTACTTCTGTGGACACGTATGAAATAATGCCGTTAGAAGAAGCTGCTACTGCTGTAGCTTGTGTGCCGGATGCTGTTAATTCAGCAATTACGGCTGCATCTGTTGCTTTGTTGTATGCACGTGTCATGTTTTCTAACATGGCTTGGAAGAATGCTGGAGATGAACGCTCTAATAACTCTATTGAGTAGCGTTGCATGCCTGCAAACTTATTAACAGTTGCATTTACGTATGCAGAAACAATACCTGTCTCAGATGGTGCAGCACCTTCATTAGTGTCTGCAACAGTTCCAGAAGTTGTAATTTTTGGATGTGAGATAGTCATACCTGATGCTGGAATTGCACGTGTACCGATTGCATCGATAGTTGGGCGTGATCCTATAAGTGTATCTACTATTTGTGGTGAGAAGATTGTTGGTGAAAATGCTGGGTTAGTTGAGAAGTCATCATCAGCTGCTGTAAGCATTTTAGATGCTTTTGCTTCTGCATGTAATACCCACTCATTAGAATCTTGATTACCTAACTTTGCTTTGATTGAATGCTCTAAGTACTGAGCTTGTGTCTTAATTGGTGAGCGAGGCTCTGTATAGAAT